GGGGTATGAGCACCGAAGGCATCAATGAAATGCTGGCCAAACAAATGACCATTAATAGACGTGCTAATCTAACTGATGAACGACAAAGAAATCTTTTGTTACAATCTACTATGTCATTAGCGGGTGAAATGGATGCTATGGCAAAACTTACCGGTAAACAAAAAGATCAAATACAAGCAGAAATTGATGCTAGTATGCGTAAAGGACAAGTTGAAGCTAAATTCCGTTTAATCGAAATGGAACAAGGTAAAGAAGCGGCAATGGCTGCAAGACAACAGTATCAACAAGCAATGATGACTGCAAGCATGGCAGGTCCAGATGCTATTGCAGCAGTTGAAGAAACATTTGCTCTAGGTCAAGTAAAAAGTGAAGCAGCAAGAAAAGGAATTGTTGCACTTGGACCTGCAGCTGATAAAGTACAAGGTGCATTTAGAGCTATTGCAGACGCACCCCTTAGCAACAATATCGATACTATGGTTAACAACATGGGTGGAGCAATAGTTGAAAGAATAAACAGTAAAGAGTTTTTACAAACAGCAGTTTTAGCAGACGCTAACCAATTTGGTCAAGCCGCAGCAACCATGTTAGAAAGCGGTGGTGATTTACAAACAGCAGTGCAAAGATACAGAGATGCTGGCAAGACTTTTTCAGAAGCACTTGAACTTGCAAAAGAAGATGCTAAAAAAGAAGCAAAAGGTCAAGGAGCAGGTGCAGAAATTACAAGAACAATTAATTCAGCAGAGCTTGCAATAGGACAGCTTGGATCAGATATAAATGATAAGTTACTTGGTCCTGAAGGACCAATTGCTCAATTAGGAGAAGGGTTTAGGGCATTGGCTGATCAAATGGGTCCTGCAGGTAGAATGAAAATGTCAGGATCTGTTGATGAGTTGACTAATACATTATCAAAATCAATGGGACTTACAAGTGGCGCAAGTGACGCAAACGACGCACAAAAACAATCAATACAAAATGTAGCCAAGAGCATACAAAACATGTATGATGATGCAAACACTACTGAAGAACAAAAAAGAGAACTTGCAGAGCTAACAGGTGTGATTGCTACACTCAAAACACAAATTCCACAGGTTGGCGAAATAATAGAAGCAGAAATTCTTGTTGCAGGCGGATTAAAAAAGTATATAGATGATCAATTTGTTGGCGGCGAAGATTTGATGCGTAAATTACAAAATCAACCTGATATAGACGTAGGTGATTTACCAGATGCAATAAAAGATATGAAATTTGTTGCAGATGCTGTTACAAGTGGTAAAGCACCAGGCAATGTAGGAAATACTGATTTATCTGCAAGAGATATTATTGCTAACACACTTAGAGTAGATAATTTTGATATAACACCGTTCGAAAAAGGATCTGCAGAAGTTCTTGGAGGACAAGGAGTACTTCCTAGCAACATGATGGCTATGTTGCACAAAGGAGAAAGGGTCCTTAATGCATCAGAAACCAATGCTTACAATGCATTAGAGTCAAAAGCAAACACTTTTGCCGAACAAGCAAGTGCATTTCAGGGAGGAATGTCCAATTCTGGTGGTACTGTTGCAGAAAAACTTGACAACCTGAACCAAACTATGTTACAATTAGTTAATATAAATATGCAAGTAAATGATACAGCAAGGCGACAACTCAAAGGAATAAAGGGTATGTCAGGCAATGTTATGACAGGATTTAACGTATAATGAGTTGGAAAAAATATTTTACCCCGGTACCAACAGGTGATAACACATCAGGAAGTTATTCACCTATAAGTGGTGCTAGTGCGGCGTCTAGACCAGGCCCTGCAAGATCAAACTATTCAAGTTTTCTACCAGATGTGTATGTAGGAACACCTAATCGTGTTGAACGTTACGGTCAATACAACACAATGGATTTGGATTCAGAAGTAAATGCTGCTCTTGATATTCTTGCAGAATTTTGTACACAGAAAAACAAAAAGAATGACACACACTTCGATTTCAAATTTTATAAAGATGCTACAAATTCAGAAGTACAGATTCTATCACAATACCTAAAACAATGGTATAAACTAAACAACTTTGAAAACAGGATGTTTAGAGTATTTCGAAATGTTTTCAAATATGGCGATGGATTTTTCTTAAGAGATCCTGAAACAAAAAAACTTTATCACGTAGACCCTGCTAAAGTAAACAGAATTATCGTAAACGAATCAGAAGGCAAAACACCAGAGCAATACATTGTAAAAGATGTACAACTAAATTTTAAAGATCTAGTTGCAACAAAACCTCATCAAACCAACGGTAACATCACAGGCGGCGGCAGTGGATATTATCAAGGTGGTGTTCGTGGTATGGTTGGTAACTATCCAAATCAACCAGGATCAAGATTTACAATTGAAGATGGTGAAGTTGCAGTTAATGCAGAACATATGTTCCATTTAAGTTTGTCAGAAGGACTAGACAACAATTATCCATTTGGTAACTCATTATTAGAAACTATTTTCAAAGTTTACAAACAGAAAGAACTGCTTGAGGACGCAATTATAATCTATCGTGTGCAAAGAGCACCAGAACGCAGAGTCTTCTATGTTGATGTAGGTAACATGCCTAGCCACCTTGCTATGCAATTCGTAGAACGTGTAAAAACAGAAATACATCAAAGACGTATTCCTTCGAAAACAGGCGGTGGCACTAATGTAATTGACAGTGCATACAATCCACTATCAACTAATGAAGATTACTTTTTCCCACAAACAGCAGAAGGTAGAGGATCTAAAGTAGAAACACTACCAGGCGGTACTAACTTAGGCGAAATAGACGACTTAAGATACTTTACCAATAAGCTAGTGCGCGGTCTGAGGATTCCAAGTTCATATTTACCAACAGGTGCTGACGACAGTCAAGCAAGTTACAATGACGGTAGAGTAGGTACAGCATTTATTCAAGAATTAAGATTCAACACATACTGCGAAAGATTGCAAAATCTACTTGTAGAAGAATTTGATCAAGAATTTAAACGTTTCTTATTAGAAAAAGGTGTAAACATTGACACAGCAATGTTTGATATTAAATTTCAACCACCACAAAATTTTGCAGCATACAGACAAACTGAACTTGACAACCAACGTATAAGTTCATTTGCACAAGTACAAGCAATTCCATTTATTTCAAATCGTTTTGCACTAAAACGTTTCTTAGGATTCAGTGCAGAAGACCTTGCCGAAAATGAACGTATGTGGCGAGAAGAAAATGACGAAACACTTACACCTCCAACTAGTGATGCGGCAGGAGAAATGAGAAGTGTTGGTATTTCAAGTGCAGGAATATCTGCAGATATTGATGGTGCAGAAGACCAAGCAGGAATCGATACTGGAGGTGAAGACGGTGGAGAAGGTGATCCACCAGAATCGGCAGCAGGCGATGCCGCCGCAGCAGAAGCACCCGCAGGCGATCAGGAAACAGAGGTATAAATAATAACATGATACTGAGAGAACTTTTTTACTACGACAAAGAAACTATTGAACCTGTTGAAGACAATAGGTATGAACCTCAGTATGACGATTCAATAGTAGATTTAGACGATACACGCAAAACAAGATTAACACTTCGTCAAATTAATCGCGCTCGTAAAGCAAGCGAATTACATACAGAAGAAAAAGCAAAAGAGATGGATTTTGTTCGCCAAATGTATGGTATAGCAGGACAGGCAGCAGCGGCGGGAGTCTAACCGTTGGCTAAAATAGATAAAAGTCAATATACAAAACAACAATGGAGAGTCGTTAAAGAAGAACGACGTAGACAAAAAGAATTAGCCAGACAGCCTAAGTTGTCTCAATTTGATGCTGTTCCACAATCACCTATAAAAAAACAAAACAATCAGCTGGCATTTGTATTGGGCAACGGTACAAGCAGAAAATCTGTTGATGTAGAAAAAATTTCTAAAATAGGTAAAATATATGGGTGTAATGCTCTTTACAGAACATTTGCACCTGACTATCTGGTAGCTGTTGATGTTAAAATGATACTAGAAATTACCAAAACAGGTTACCAAAAAAAGCACACAGTATGGTCAAATCCTAACAAAGCCTACGGCGGAATCCCTAATTCTC